TGTTCTTACTATTGACGCTTCTAATAATATGAAGAGTTACATCAATAATGTTGTTGACCTTCAGAATGTTGTTGTTGATTATGAGAATGTTTTAGATTCTTGGCTGGCAGGAATTTTAAGGGTAGTTTCACCAGCCAATTGGTTAACAGGTGACATTGAAGATATACAAGTTCTAAATACTGTTGTTTCTTCTGCTTGGGTTGGTGCAAGCTACGAAACCCAAAGAGACCAGCTTATAACTTTTGGTGATATGGAAACTAATCCGCTTATAGGCGGTCAACTTCCAGCCGTTAGCGCAGTTTTTGGAGCTGTCACACCCGCAGCTTCCGATATTATGGATGTGCTGATTCATTTAGGTTGCACAAAAGAGGTCAGCAGCTTTGATTGTCTGCTCAAGAATTTTGACAAAAAATACAGTCCGGGTGGAACCTATCCTATTCTTGTCGGCACTACTGGAACCATAAACATCGGCAGAGGCGCAGACTGTCCCCTGCTTATTTCGCTGAGAGTTGAAGAGATCGAACCGTTTAGTTCTCCTGTAGAAAACTATATTCGAGTTAAGGGGCGGTGCTGGGGAGAAAAGATTTTCCGTAGAGTAGTAACCGCAACTTACACAGGTATGAAAGGAGAAGGGATCGTAAAAGACCTGATCGACACCTATGTTGGGCTTAGCCATGTCCGCGATGAAGTAGAGCTGATAGAGGACACAGACACAACATACACGCTCTTGGAATATGAAAATTGCCCAGTATTCGACATCCTCAAATACATTGCCGAAAGCGCAGACTTAGCAGGCGTGATCGGATACGATTTTCGAGTAGCTCCAGATGGCAAATTCGAGTTCTTCCCAAAAAACAGCAAAACCAGTTCCGTAAGCCTCACAGACCACATTGAATATAGTCGCTACAGCAAAGACATTCACCGTATCCGAAACAGAGTCACCGTTTATGGAGCCGTCGAAAAGGCAATTCCTCTTGACAAAGACGAAGACACGGAGGACCTAACCAAAATTGATGGTCCCGTTAATACTCCGAATGGACAGTGGGTAAGCGGCACAGGGTCGGGCAATGTTTACGTCAATACATTGGAACCCTATGTGATTATGGGCGCTAAATCGCTTAATCATCAAACCGAAGGCTCGGACTATTGGGGTTGCGCAGTCTTCACCTATGATGATGGAAAGGAGGTTGACGCCAACAAATATCCAAGTCTCACGTTCCAGATGAAACTGCAGGCGCTACAAAATTTTGCGGGTTCTTGCAAGATTGTTCTTGAAGATTCCGATGGCTCCCAAGTCTGGAAAGAGTTTAGCGTTTCTCCTGACAAATGGGGTTTACAATTATATGCTGTGGGAAAACTGAATAGTGACCAGTGGACTCACAGCCTTTTCAATGAGCAACCCTTCAACTGGGAAAGCATCAAAAGACTCTACTTTTACGCTAACTTCAGCGCAGGATGTGGAATCGGAGGTTTCGTGATAGACAATCTTTTCTTTAATCATCGGCGCTGGGAAGCAACAGTTCCACTAGCAGCAGAAGAGCCAACAGCAAGCCAAACAGCGTATGGTCTCCGTGAGCTTGTGGAAGTTGACGAAGAGTTACATAGTGACAGCGAATGCGCGTTCCGAGCAAACGCCTTACTTGCTTATTTAGAAAACCCTGCCGAATTTTTGACGTTACAAAGCACAACCTTAGACTACACTACAACACCAATTTTAGCTGCAGACAAGATTCACGTTATTCTCCCAAACGAAAACGTCGATTCTGACTTTCGAGTAATAAGCGCAGAGTATCACGTATTGGCTGAAGAGCAGACCCTAGAAATCACCATGGAACTGGGAAAAGAGAAGCCACTGCTGGCTGACTACCTGTATGGTCTCCGATCAACCACAATTACAATTGAAAAGTTGATGAGAACAAAAGCCGGAGTTAGGAGTTTTGGCGGTGGTAGCGGAGGCGGTGGTGGCAGCGGAGGCATACCTGAATGGATTTCGCCGCTGTATATAGGACCACGAAGCGACATCGCAGCAATAACCAATTTCAGAACAAAAAATATGGCGGGTGATACTCCTGTTGACCACATATTTGCTCCAACTGATGATGGATATGGACTTTTAGGTAGTTTAGAGAAACAATGGCGAGAAGTCCACGCATTAAGATTGTATCTCTGGAGAGTATTCAGCAACATTATTCCAGACGAAGATAATACGCGATTCCTCGGCGACGCTGACCATCGCTGGAACGCCATACATACGAGGTATATCGCTTTTAGTGAAGCTGCCGTTAAAGGGAACATTGCTCCAGATGAAGATAACGCTTATTCTCTCGGATTTGGTGACCATCGTTGGAGTGCAATTCATGGCGTTTGGGTTAATTTCGGTCTTATTCATGTTGGCATGGAGGAAATAGTGAGCGCAGCCAGAATTTTACATAACGTCACGGCAGATGCAGGCATAATCACGGGTGGAACATTTAACATTGCAAGGATTCCATCGTGGCTAAACACAAAAATAGATTGGAGCGTTATAGCTGCTAATATTATTCCAGATGGCGATCGAGCACTTGGTAACGCTGATCATCCTTGGAACGCTATTCATGCCTCTTGGTCTAATCTTGGTTTGCTTCAAATCGCCGGAACCGAGGTAATAAGCGCAGCAAGAATTTTACATAACGTCACGGCAGATGTAGCCATAATCGCGAGTGGACGCTTTCCTTTTGGTAGGCTTCCAGCACTAACTTCTGGTGCGCTTATGGAGGGAACGGGCGGTGATGTGATAGCAGTTAATCCGCAAGGACGATACTATCCTGCTGGACATGGCCATAACGCTGGCGATATAAATTCAGGAAGGCTCAATATTTCACGCTTGCCAGATGGCACAGGAGGCTATTTCCTTAAAGCTCAAGGTGCTGGCGTAGATCCAGCGTTTGCGCAAGTTGATGCCGGTGACATTGGCGGCGGAGTAACCGCAGATGTTGCGGTTTCTAAGGTTGGTGGAGTAGGAACAAGAACGCTTCATTTTGTGCATGGACTCTACACGGGATACACGGATTCTTAACCAAAAAAAGGGAGAAGTAATTATGCTCTTAGATGATGAAGGTAACTTGAGTGTTGCAGGCAAAATCAAACAGGGTTTGGAGCAGAAGGTGAATTAAGTTGGCTAGAAAAGATTTGCGTAAAATTTTGGCGAAAGTGGATCCTGGAGACCTGATTTCTGTTGAGTGGTATGACGCATCCGTAGGAAAGAGTAGCGGCAGCGGCATGAGTATCGATGTGCCTGTGATGAGTTGGGGAGTCTATGTTGGGTTGATCGGTGACAAAACAAAGCATATTGTTCTGGCGCAGAATAGTTTCCGTTACGCTGACGGTTTGTTTGATTTGGATTATACGGCTATCCCGTTAAGTTGGGCTGCTAACGTGACTGTTATAGCTAAGGAGCATATTCCTGAGCAGGTAGCGGGTAAGCTTGTTAACAGTTTCTTGCTTGGCGGGCGCAGGGCATTCAGTCACCAGCGCACTTTTCAGCGGAGGGTAAGTATTCATGGGCGACCCCATTAAACGGGCTTTGACGCAACGGCGGACAAAGCGGGGTCACGTTGTAGTTGAAGAGCCTAATGAGAAGCTTGTTTGGGGCGTAAAATTTGCTATTGGCATGACTGTTTGCTTGTCGGTTCTGGAGGTTGCGCACATGGTGTTTATGGGGTCTTGGAATGGTGAAATATTCTCTGCGATCACTATGTTAAGTGGAACAATCACGGGGATTTTTGTGGGGCAGAAAGCTTGAGGGGGAAACAGTGGACGCAGGAAATAGAGAATCAGCTTCGGAAAATGGTTAAAGCTGGAAACTCTTTCAATGAAATTTCGGTTAAATTAGGAAAGAGTCCTGAGGCTGTACAAATCAAAGCTAAGCGGTTAGGGTTAGAAGTTGTTGTGCGGAAACCTACAGATTCACGTACAACTACTTCTAAACTTGTTTTGCCTGTTGAGTTGCCGAGTGTAGAAGAGGCTTTGAAAATGCTTGCTGGGGCATTGCGGAAGGCTTGTGAAGCTAACTTGAGTAAGGTTGAGGTTCAGCGGTTACAGGTAGTTTCTAATCTTGCGAGGTCTTACAAGGAGTTTTTCGCTGAGTATGTGGATTACCGCGGGATTGAGGCTGAGCTTGTGGAGTATAGAAAAGAGTATGAGCAGTTGGCAAAAAAAGCCCAGGACAATGCGGTCAAATCAGATAAAACTTGAGCGGGGCAAGCTCAAGGCACAGAGACAAATTGTTGTTGATGTGCAGAAGCGTAAGGTTGAACTGTTGAAGTCTAAACCTGCGGAGTTTTTTGAGCAAGTCTTAGGCTTTAAGCCCTTCGCGTACCAAGAGGAGTTAATAAGACTCTTCGCAGAAAATCAGTTTATTGCTGCTCGGTGGTGTCGTCAAAGCGGCAAAAGTTGGACCATAAGCGCCCTGCTGCTCAATTACGCGTTGCAGCATCCAGATAGTTACATTGCTGTTGTGGGTCCAAGCTGGAGACAAACAAAACTGAACATTAGGCGGATATCCTACTTTCTTCGGAAGTTGAATGATCTACATATTAAAGCTCAGAAGACTAAGATTAGCTTCCCAAACGGTAGTGTGATCGAGGCTTTCCCTAACAACCCTGACACCATACGAGGACCAACATTGAATGTTGTCTACTGGGATGAAGTGAACTTTACAGCTAATGATAGCGATTTGTACGATGCAATTTTGTTTACTCTCGGCACTACGAATGGCAAGTTGGTTTGCGCGAGTACGCCATGGAATAGTGACAGCTTGTTTTGGAGGATGTGTAACCATAAGGATTTCGGTGATTTTGCGCGGCATCATGTGACGTGGGAGCAGGCGCAGGAGCCCCATGGACCTCTCCGCAAAAATATTCTTGAGAAAATCAGGCGGCAGTTTGGGGAGGATCCTATGCGGTGGCGCCGTGAGATGGAGGCGGAGTGGGCTGAGGACGAGGACACGTGGCTGCCGCAGAGTTTGATAGCGCAGTGCATTGGGACAGAGAAGAATTGTGGGGAGGATCTGCAGCTGTGGGACCCAACTAAGGGTTATAGTGGGGAGCTGTTTGCTGGAATCGATTTGGCTCAGACCCGGGACTATTGCGTTTTGGCTGTGTCGGAGCGATTGAATGATGTTCTGAGGCTTCGGCATCTCAAGATTTTTCGTCAACCAACAATGTACGCTACTGTGATCGGATACCTGAAGGCTCTGCAGGACAGGTGGGAAGGCTTCCAGAGGGTCAGGGTTGACAACACTCGGGAAGGGCCGTCTATTATTTCGGATATGGAGGAGGCGGGGATCAGTAACGTGGAGGGAGTTATCTTCACGACGTCACGGAAGAGTGAGATGGCTAGCTTGTTGAAGCAGCGTATGATGAATCAGCGGTTTTTCTATCCGTTCTTGACTTGGGAGAAGCCCTACAGGGGGGATATCTGCAGTGAAATGAATATTGAAAGGTTTGAGCTGCGGAGAGATGGCGCCATTAGTTTTAGTCATCCACGTGGCACGCATGATGACGTCTTTTGGGCTGTTGCCTTGGCTGTGTATGCTACTGTTGAGATGAAGAAATTCGATTTGGAGGGGTTCGTGTTTGGTTAGAATTGAAACTAAGAAGATGAAGCAACGATTCGCCTTAATTGCTGACTATGATATTGTTTTGTCTACTTGCAGCGGTGGCAAAGACAGTTTCGTTTCAAGTTTTCTTGCTAGCCACTTCGTTGATCCCGAAAAATTATACATTCTTTATTTTTCTAGTCCCTGGGACTTTCCTGGATCTCGGGAGCTTGTTGAAAAATTCTGTGTTGAACGTGGCTTAAATTTGATTGTTACTGCCCCAAACGTGGACATTAACAAGTTTTGTGTTTCTTATGGTCCTCCGAATCAGAGGTCTCGGTGGTGTATTTGGAAGATCAAAGCTGATCCGACAAGGAAGGTTATTGCCCAGTTTCCTGACAAAAAAATTTTGTTTGTTGATGGGAGTAGACGGGAAGAATCGTATCAGAGGAGGAATATTCCGCTTTTTGAGGAAAAAAGGTTTAATGATCGGGATGTGCTGCATCCGATTTTTGATTGGTCCGAGAAGAGAGTTTGGACTGTTATGAGGTCGTTTTGTCTTCCTATCCATCCTGTTTATCGCTGGTCCAATCGTTTGAGTTGCTTCTGTTGTCCGCTGCAGACTGATTCAGCTTGGTTGTCTCTGAGGCGGTTTCATCCGGACCTGTTTGAGCAGGCATTGAAGCTGGAGCGTGAATGCGGTAAACCGTTTAGGCATGGCTATCGGTTTTTGGGGGATTTGGAGGCTCCGCAGATAAAAACGGGTTTACGGGAGCCCCGCAAGATGTCTCTGAGGTTCGATAGACGAGGGTTGAGTTTGTTGACTTCATGCGATTTTGAGGGTTTGGAATAAAATGCGGAGAAGGGAAGAGTTTAGGATCAGGAAGTTTGCTCGGCGTTATGATCGGGAGTCGGGCAAGTTTACTTTTAATATCAGCTACGAAACTAGGACAGATTTGACTCCGAGAACTATTCAAGTTGCTGAGGCTTTTGGGTTGGGGATCAGTGACACCCAGAAGCACGTGCTTTATGATAATGTGGAGCTGGTGATTGGTCCTGAAGATATCGTGTATTTGACTGGAGACAGTGGATCAGGAAAGAGTGTTTTGTTGAAGGCTGTTGTTGGGGATCTGAAGCTGCAAGAGGCGGCTAGGATGTCTGATGTTGAGGTTGATCCGGATAAGCCGTTGATCGACACTGTTGGCGCTTCTGTTGAGGAGGGCTTGAAGCTGCTATCTAAGGTGGGGTTGAATGATGCTTTCCTGTTTGTGCGCCGTTACAATCAGCTTAGTGATGGTCAGCGGTATCGTTACAGGTTAGCTAAGCTGATCGAGAGCGGGGCGCAGTGGTGGATTATGGATGAGTTCTGCGCAACGTTGGATCGGGAGACCGCGAAGATCGTGGCTTACAACGTGCAGAAGCTCGCCAGGAAGCTCGGCAAAGCTGTTGTTGCAGCGACTACGCATACGGATCTCTTTGAGGATCTGGCTCCCAGCGTTCACATTCACAAGCGGTTTGGCAGAGAGATAGGCGTCAAATATTATCCAAATCTGGTGCGCGCGCAGTGCAGTTTGCTCGAGGAGATGACTGTAGAAGAGGGGTCTTATGAGGATTGGAAGAGTGTTGCGGGCTTTCATTATCGCAGTCACCGGATCGCGTTTTTGCAGAAGATTTTTGTTTTGAAGCGTGGGGATCGGGTCTGCGGGGCTGTTGTGTATGTGCATCCGTTAAGTGCGTCTCCTGGGAGATCCCAAGTTTTGAAGATTAGCGGCATGAAGGAGTTAAACGAGAAGCTAGCTCGGATCAGCAGAGTTGTTGTGCATCCCAAGTACAGGACTATAGGTGCATCCGTGAAATTGCTGCGGGAATCATTGCCTCTCTGTGGGAAGCCCTATGCTGAGATGATTGCTGTTATGGCTCGGTATAATCCGTTTGCTGAGCATGCTGGGATGCGGAGGGTACTCGAGTCTGAGGTTGCTCCGGAGATTTTGGTTGCTGTTGAAAAACTTGGGGAGCTGGGGTTCACTAACTATTTGCTCGCTGTTCCGGACTATAACTTTGAAAAACTCGAGGGGAAGGTTCAGCAGGTGAAGGAGGTTCTGGGCTATTTTGGATATCCGTATAATAGGCGGATTGCTGGGGCGCATGGAAACTTCAAGAAAAAAGATTATGTCGCCTGGCTTGCGGGTGCTGAAAGGGAGGAGTTGGCTAAGGCGCTTACGCGGTTAGCTCAGCTGAATCAGCCGAAGGTGTATCTGTTTTGGAGCCACGAAGAGTCTACTTAGTTCATCAGCTGAAATGTAAAAAGAATGTGAAAAGTTCAGTAGCTGAAATGTTCTGCGAAGAGTCTCGGATGGTCCGGATGAACAAGGGGACCTAAGCTGCGAAGAGTCTTTATAACCACTACCTGAAAGCAAAGGAGGAAAAGGGGGTCAGTAGGTGACATTTTTGGGCGAAAAAGTTCAGTAGCTGAAATGTTCTGCGAAGAGTCTAGGGGGGCTGGTAGCCTCTTCGTGGGTTGGAGGGGCAAAAAAAATTATTTTTCGTTGATTACCGCGAAGGTGTTATCAACGATTTTTCCGTCATTTTTGGAGACGCCAATATCGACGAAGATTATGCGGTCCTCTTTTTCTTCGATATGGTCAAGTCCGCCTGCGAGGGTTGGTATCCGTTCGTCCTCTAATGTGCCTTCGTCGTCTGCGAAGAGTGCTTTCCATTTATCATCTGCTTTTTCGATTTTTTGGTACAATTTTGGGTTTTTTACTTCGATTATTTTTTGGTTTTTCATGCTTGATCCCTATTTCATAGTGTAGGTTTTTGGCTATTTGTAGCTTTGCCTAGCCTATTTTTGGGAGTTTTTGAGCTTAAATTCGTAGGCTGTGACGATTTGGTCTGGGTTCCAGCTTTCTGGGCCGTAGATTTCTGTCTATTCCTGCTTGAATGCTTCGAGGGGCGCCTGAAGCTTTAAAACTATCCGTGAAAAGTATTCTCGAACAGTGGAGAGAGATCAATCAAACTATTTTTCTTTGTCTGCTAAGAATCAATAGTTGCGGATAAAAAAAGAGGGAATTGAAGAGACACCGTATTTAGATGCTAGAGTTCGTTATGGAATGTATATGCATATTCCATACCGTGTGATTCACCAAGCCAATACCATGTTGATACGTATTTGACGCTGTATTTGACGTTTTCCCATATGTGATAATTGCCATAGTTCCAATCAGGCGGTGGTAAATAGCAGCCACAATCGTAGTGTTGTAACTCTTGTGCATAATTCAAATCTACGATTCTCAAGCTGTCGGAGAACTCGTAGTCGATCCAATGATTACCAAGCGAACTTACCCAGACAGACCCTGTTTTTATCCATAGCAAATCTGTGCCTCCTTCATGCCATTCTTCTTCACATCCATCTGCAGCGGAATTATATTCCCAGAAAACCTGTCTTTGAAGGTGAACTTCGAACCAGCCAACGTAGACGCCGTAACCAATATGGTATTTAGGATGTGGGTAAATTGTGTCGTTCCGATCAAATTCATCTGGGACTCCGTCCATTGTTCCCCAAGCCGAAACGGGCGAAACAAGAGTTGCTGAAAATAGCGTTAGCATGAACAACGTAACTAATGCGGCTGACGGTATTACATATTTTAGTTTTTTCATTTTAGCTTTTTCACCTCCTTTTTGTTTGAGGTGAGAAGCTAAGGCTCAGATCATGTGATTTTGTCCACTGAAGAGTCGGAAGCTCCGCTTATGTGGAGCAGATTATGCTTTTCGTTCATCTTCGCCGTACCTTCTCACAGAAGACGGTTCTAGAAGTATGCTCTATATAATTTTTCGGACGAAACTTACAAGAATAGTATAGAGAGAGAAAGGTGAAACTATTCTTCTGTGCTCGCTGAGCAGTAACGCTTTTATTAACGATTAATAAAAAGTGGGTTTGCCCCTCGAAAGCGTCGAATATATGGTCGTACCTTCTCACAAAGATCGGCTGTTTTTTTGATGCCTAGAGGGGTACCTTTCAGCTTAAAAGTCGGTAAAATAAGGTTGTTTGAGGCGTTAATAGTGTTTTTTATCAATAGACTATTGAGGTTCTACAGAGAGAGTCAAGTAAAACTAAAAAAGGAGAAAAATTATGTGTGATTTACAGTATTCGCCTTATATCAATGTAGATAACCGCTTCCACGATGAGAACCATTACGGGCACTAGGATATACACTATTTTTTTGTTGCTCCAATCCTCTAGGTCTAACGCTTTGTCCAAAAGGAAGCATTGAAACGACACCAGATAAAAGTATATGATTAGGTAGAACAGTAGAAGGAAGAGAGTTGTAAGCAACATTTTTTTTACCTATTTTTCTTCTATCTTTCTTTATTCATGTACGTTTTTGCGGTTTTAACAGTTTATATTAGGCGCCTAATATTATGTTAGGAGCTTGAATTCGTACGCTATGACTAAGAGATCTGGATTCCAGCTTTCTGGGCCGTAGATTTCTGTCCATGCTCGCTTGAATTCTTTGAGGGTGCTGTAGCCTTCTTTTTTGACGTCTTGGGGGCTGATGTCGCCGAGGCGCTGCTTGAATTTGCGTGTGACTATGATGTGTCCTTGGGGTTTGCTGAACCATCTGTCCCGGACAGAATAGGTTTTTCCGATCTTCCAGGTGTATTTGTGGGTGCGTCTTGTCTGGGTTTTGTGTCCTGAGAGCACTTTGCGGAGGTGGCGTCGCTTAAAGATGGCCATGCTGTGCCGCTTCCTCTTCGATTGTGGGGAGCCCCTTTTTCATGCTGTATAGGTCGCTGAGGACGATTAGTTTTGCTTCGTAGAAGTAGCCGCCTTCCCGGAGCTCCGCGCGGGTTGCTGTTGTGCCTGTGAAGTCGTCTCCCATCGTTCGTGCTTCATCCTCCTGGAAGAGCTCCTGCGCTTTTTGCCAAATCAGCGGTCTAACGTATGGCCAGAATTTGCCTTTTCCTATCATTTTTGTGCGCCTGCCTGAAATTCTGTGAGGACTTTGCAGCGGGCTGCTTCGATGTAGGGATCCAGGGTTCCGAGAATGGGATGGGGGTGGGTGGCTGGTTTGGTGAGGTCGCAGGTGTCAGCGAAGTTTTTGTGGCGTCCAGATTTCTTGCATATCCAGGTCACTCGTGCGCCGTTAATTAGCAGCTTGGAGTCACTGCATTCTCTGCAAAGTTTGGGAGCCATCAGCGGGGTATTCCTAATTTCCAGATCGCGAGGTCGTAGTCGCATTTGGGGCAGTGAATATAGAGCCATTGGGGTTCAATGATTCCGCTGACTTTCCAGCCTGCGTCATGCGGGTAACGGTAGATGGGGAGTCCGTGGAGGTCTCTTCCGCAGCTGCAGGTCCAGTCTGAGATTTGGTTTAGGAAGGGTTCCGCTTGCTGTGGGGAGAGAACAGGGTCTGTTGGGGTGTACTGCATTTAGTACTCCTCCGGGAGGATCGCTGTGTAGCGTCCGGTTTCGTTCTGGGCTATGAAGATTTTCTGCTTTTGTCCTGAAGGTAGTTCGATGGATCCGCTGACGAAATAGTCGCCTTCGGGTTTGTGTTGGAAGATTTGGGCTGCTTGCACGATGAGGTCTGCGATGTTGGGGATGTTGAGGGAGGGTTGTAGGCAGCTTAGGTTTCCGGTGCTGGATAAAAAGACGTCGCAGGTTTTGCAGCGGGGGTTTTTGCCTTGGTCTCCGTCTTTGACGCCATGTTTGCAGCGGTCATTCCAGTAGCCTTTGCTGAGGAGCCCTGTGGTGATGTACTTCAGGAAAAAGTTTGGTTTGTGCATCCCCACTTGCTGTAGGAGCTGGTCGACGTCGTAGAGGATGCCGTCCTCGGTTGCTTCTTGGCTGGTGTAGGTGAAGATGACGTCTTCCTGGTCAAAGAGGCTCATGCGATCACCCCCATTCTTTTTGCTGCTGCACGGATAGCCCTGAGTCGGGCATCCATACGGTCTAAAATCGCCGATTCGCTGATCGGCATATCTACTATTTTTTTGGTTTGCATTCCTGATCTCCATATTAGCCTATGGCAAAACCGCTATTTATAGGCTAGGATGCTGAAAATTTTGGGGGGTAGCTGCAGGCCGCTGGCCCTTTTTTGGAGATCAGGCCGCAAAAGTTGTTCCAGCAGCCCGCAGCCGGCATATCTTTGTGTGGCTGGTCACATAAAGTTTGCTTCTGACTTAGGAGACTCTTCGCAGGGTGGGATCAAATCCCACGAAGAGGTTATTTGATTAGAGATTCTTTTTCAGTGCTTCCTGTTCCTTCCAGAAACATTCATTACATTTTCCTGAGCCAATCCATGGTCGGCGAGAATCCCGTAATGAACCGGCAACAGGACCGAGGAACGCACCTGTAACGCTGCCTGTTTGTCCAAACCAATTTGACATTGGAATCTTCTTTCCACAATCCGAGCATTTTTTAAGGCAATCAGAACAGTAATGTTTCCCTCTATTCTCAGAAATTGTCTTCATTCGGTATTGTTTGCCGCATCGTTCGCATTTCAGTTTTTTAAACATTTTTTCACCAATATTTCGATCAGTAATTAACCCTCTTTTTTCATCTTGAATATGTGTTTTATGGAGGTTTGTTCTGGTGTTTTGTTCTAGTTTCTGAGATGTATCTTTGCATGTTAATAGTTTTTATATACCTATCGTGTAGATAGCCCATAGATGGATTCGGTCTGGATATGTGTGGAAGTTCATCCGTTCCCCCCTTACAAAACGGAGCAACTGCCAATCAACTTCACCTCCCTTCCATTTCTAAGCTGGGCTATCCAATTTTGGTTTAAACCTCTTCAAGAGCGAAGCGTTAGTAACCACAGACACTGAACTGGTTGCCA